TGCAATCTGCAACTACTTCTGCTTTTGCACGTACTACAGAAGGTACATTCGAAGCACCTACAAACACCAAGTTTGTTGGTACATTGAACGGCGCTATGCGTGTGTTCGTTGACTCTTATGCTAGTGACACAACTCCTGTGTTGGTTGGCTACAAAGGTTCAAGCGAAGCAGACGCTCCAGCATTCTACTGCCCATACATTCCTTTGATGTCAAGTGGTGTTGTGTTGGATCCAACAACCTTTGAACCAGTTGTGTCTTTCATGACACGTTATGGCTTCATCGAGTTAACCAACACTGCCAGTTCATTCGGCAATGCTGGTGACTATGTTGGTGAGATCGCTGTATCTAACTTGTCATTCTCCTAATCAGAGAAAACAACTTTCTCCGAGATGGGAAGGAAAAACAAAAAGGCTCTTCGGAGCCTTTTTTGTTGGCTAAGTAGATCATGCTGGAAAATTATTGGGATATTAATTGTGTTTATAATCAAAGTCATAGAAATCATTTTGATTATATAGAGCAAGGACTTCTGGCTAGACATTTGACGTTTGTGTCTGACAATTCATTAAAAATCAATCAAATGGATGTGTCACACGATGCTGAACTTATCTACAGATGCCAAAGTCAAACTGGGCGTATGCCAGTTTTGTGTTTGGATAGCAATCCTTACAATGTTGAAACATATCTAACCGAATTAGAAAAACACGTAGACCCTAAAATTTTTTTTGTGTTTAGTCCTGATATCAGATCAGAGCAAAGCACAAGATCAAATCTTGCACCCTGGCCGTCTTGGTTAATTAATCAACACTTGCACAAAAATATGCAAACAGGCCAGACTAAGACTCGTCGAATAAGTTTTTTATCAGGAATTCCTAGATATCACAGATTACTATTGTTTAGACAAATTAAACCTTGGGTTAGAGATAATGATGTTGTAGTAGTGAACAGTTTTAGTCAATCAAATTTTTGGAACTCTTTGCCAACAAATACAGTTGCTGGTTTCAACCAATGGCTAGGTGAAATACCCTGGTCAAATAGATTAGAATATTTTGATACTGATCAGTCATGCGCGGCGGCACACGATCAAGCCGGAAATAAACATCCTGCTTACACAGCATGTATTAACATCACAGGAGAAACGTTAGGGCATGGCACACAAGTTTTGCCCAGCGAAAAAACGTGGAAAGCCTATAGATCAGGATGTTTGGTTGTTAACTATGGAATACAAGATATGCCAACTGCATTAGAAAATCTTGGCATTGAAATTTGGAAAGAATACGATACTGCTCAGCCACCTAAACTCAAATGCGAAAAAATTGTTGAATTATTTCAGAGAAACGATATTGAAAATTTATATAATCAACAGCGTGATATGATTGATTACAATCAAACTTTAGTAAACAGTAAGAGTTTTGCAAAAAAACTAGCACAACCTGCAGTTGAAAAATTACAAATACATTTAGAAACAGTATGATATTGGTTAATGATCCATACGATTTAGTTCCTGAACTGTTTGAATCGTTTCCTGAATTTTTAAAATCAACTGAGGCTGAGATTGATGTACTACCAACTTTGTGTCCAGAAAGTGTTGAATACTCGAATCGACTTACTATTTTTATACAACCCGACCCAGTACTCTGGGCGGATAAGGAATATCAAAAACAAATAGCCGCTAAACCTAATGCTGTATGGGCAGTAAGTGGATTCTCTAAGAGCCGCAAGTCTTGGCAATTGAAACACTGTATCTTGTATTGGGCTAATTTAACATCAACAGTACATTTAAATCCCTTTATATCAGCGGTAGAACTAGGATATAAGCCCTGGTTGGCTACAGCATTGCTCGGAGGTTGGTTATCAAATCGAGGACTATTAATACATGAAATGAATGCACGTGGTCTATTAGAAAAATGCTTGGTAAACTATTTTGATCGATCACAATTCAATGAGCAAGAGAGACAACAATATAAATCACAATATCCAGAAAGTGCTTTTAATTATAGAACCCCAGAGTTGGATCAATTAGATGATTCTGTATTTTTAAAATTTGCATTTGATAATTTAGACAAAACAATAAACACATGTCGTCCGTTGCCAGATTCAAAACCAGGACAACATGCATGGATCAGTCAACTGATTCCTAGAAATATTTACAACTCGGCCTATATCAGTATTGTTGCTGAAACTGAAGCCGCGTCGGGTACGTTTTTTATTAGCGAAAAAATTACCCGACCGTTGCTGGTAGGGCATCCTTTTGTGGTATTGGGTTGTGTAGGATACCTGCAATCCTTGCGTGATTTAGGATTTCAAACATTTTCGCCTTGGCTAGACGAAAGTTACGATCTTGTGACAGATACCAAGAAACGCATTGGCGCTATGGTTGACACAGTTGATCAATTTGCAAAATTAAATGATCTGCAACGCCAACAAGTCTGTATAGAAATGCAATCAGCAGTTGAACACAATCGTAGATTAGTAAAAGATCAGCAATGGCGTTTTGGTCCTATTGCTAATGCAATTAAACAATATTTAAATCTTAAACCAGCCTAAAAACTTTTCAATTTTGGCCATGGGTGCTGACCAATCTCCATACTTTTCCTGACGGAACAATCGGGCAGTGGTATACCAAGGCGAATCATCACGATTCTGCATCCAGCGCCAGCAAGGACCATAAGCATTGAGTGGAATCCATAACGGGCGACCCATTGCACCTGCCAAGTGTGCGGCGGCAGTGTCTACAGAGATCACAAGATCCAAATGATGCATCAATGCGGCTGTGTCAGCAAAGTCTTTGATAGTTCCTGGGTAACACTCAACTCCTGCTGCCTTTACCACTGCTTCGTCTTCCGCACTGGCATCTACTTGCAAACTAACCCATTGGTGTTCAGGAAACTTTTTTACAAGTGCAGCCATGGTTTCTGCTGGCATACTCTTGTGTTGGTTGATCCATGAATCTTTGCGACCCGACCAAGCAACTCCAACTCTCATGCGATTTTTTGGAATACCTAGTCTCTCGGCCCATACTTTGACACGTTCTGAATCAGGCTGTACGTATTGTAAATAGTGTTGCACATGTTCTAATCGCATGTTTAAAAGTCTAGGCAGGCTCATCATAGCAACCCAGTAATCAAACGGACCAATTACATCTTCTGTATTGCAGGTTACTTCTAAAATTGCCGGAGGAGTATTGACTATCAAAGGTTTGATTCCTGGACTCACATGCAGTCTAATCTTTGCACCCATGTCTTGGAGATTGCCACAGAATCTCAAAAACTGAATTTGATCTCCAAGACCTTGTTCGCCAATGACCAGGATAGTTTTGCCACGTAAGTCTTCGCCAGACCATTCTGGAGCAGGTAGTTTGGGTTTGGTACCATCTAGGTGTTCGTAACGCCAACGACTCTCATATAACCGCCAACCCTGTTCATAGTTGCCCAGCATGAGATGCGCCACTGCTAGATTGAATTCTGCGGTAATGCTGGAAGGATCTAATAATCGTGCAGTTTCTAAAAAAGGAATAGCACGTTGTGTATGCCCCATTTCTCTCAGCACATTGCCGTAGTTGTTAAATGCGCCTGAACTGTTGGGGTCTTGCACAAATGCTTGTGCATAAAATGCAATGGCCTGTTCGGGTTTGTGTTGTTCTCTGGCCAGGTTACCACTGGCAATCAAGTCGTTTGTGTTCATGAAGATATTTAAGAAAACCGCCATGCCGGGTAAAATAAAACCGTTTTCCATAAATACTTGTCAACGCAATTTGGCGTTTTATGCGGCGATTAATACCCACCGCGTAGCCGATAGAACCGGCATAGGGCTTCTATAAGGAGAAATCAAATGGGAAGAGCACTTAAAATTCAAAAAAACAACGTTGGTTCCGGTAGTACAGTTACTGGTTCTAATCCTGAGGTCACAACCTACAACCAAACCATCTTAACTGATGCTGGCTTTCCAAACTTTGGTAGTTTGACTTCACCAGCAACACCATATAACTCAGCAGACACTCTTAATTCAGATCAGTTTGTGGGCGTGGTTGGCGGCTCACCTGCTACTAGTACTCCTAGTACTACATTTCCAGAGGTTTCGGCTGCGGTAAACATTTTGTTAGCAGATGGAACAAGCACAACTGGCGGAATTGGTCGTCTTATTCGTCAGAAAGGTGCGCATAAGTTCTTGGTTGCTTACACAGCCAGTACCACTGCTGATGAAAGTTTAATTATCGGACAGGCATATCAAATTGCTGTTGTTGGTACAACAGACTGGCAGGCATGTGGTGCTGGTGTCAACGCAGCCGCTGGCGATATCTTTACTGCGGTAGCAGTTGGGTCAGGATCAGGTACTGCATATCCAGTTGGAATTTGCATTTTGGAAAATGCAGCCGTAGGCGCACTAACAGCCGGTTACATGAGTATTGAATACTCAGTAGGCGACTCAGCCGCGGTGTACGCTAGTTACATCACCAACAAGTGGATCCGTGACTGGAACGGCATGACTTATGGCAACTATAGCAACAACAACACTGGTGAAAACATCTACTCAAGTGAAAACTTCTATGTAACCAACTTCTTCACAGACGAAGGTACAGTCACATGGTCTGGTGCAGAGATTATCAACGGTGTGGACGCAAACAACGGTTCTTTACAGTTGGCTCAAGTGGTAAACGTTACAAGTTAATTTGTAACCTCCCAACATCCTCCTTGCTAACTACAAGGAGGATTTTTTATGACCCTAGCATTTGTATGTGGCAACGGCATCAGTCGACAAGCCGTGGATTTAAATCAATTAAGACCATTGGGCAAGATCTACGGCTGTAACGGACTCTACAGAGATTTTGAACCCGATTGTCTTGTAGCCACAGATCGACCCATCGCAGAAAGTATACAAAATTCTGGCTATAGCAAAAATCACAGATTTTATACTCGCAAACCCGTAACCGGACTTGGTGCATTACCTGTGCCCAAAAAGTATCACAGCAACAGTTCGGGACCTATAGCCACCGCTCTTGCGGCACTAGATGGGCACAAAACTATCTATCTGTTGGGATTTGATCTGGGTCCTACGGTGAATCAAAAGTTCAACAATGTGTATGCTGGTACGGATTTTTACAAGAAACCTGATGCCGCACCTACCTACACAGGAAACTGGGTCAAACAATTGTGTACAATTGCTCAAGATTTCCCGCAAATAACGTTTGTACGTGTGTGTGGTACAACCACAGCAGACATAAGAGAGTTAAAAGTCTTTAACAATCTACTACACATACCAATGCAACTGTTTCAAGATCGTGTGAATACCGGTCAAGACCTTTGATTTTGCTCGAGTTCTCAAGTATATTTGATTGCGGTAAATACACTCAGAGACTCTAATTTATGGCACAGTACATCATTGACATTGGCGCGGTACCCGATGACGGGCAAGGTGATCCGTTACGGACCGCGTTTGATTATACCAACGAAAACTTTAATCAGATTTTCGCGGCTGGGCCAGTTCTTAGTAACATTCAAATTGGTAATAATACTATTACCACCACAGTACTCAATAGCAATTTAATTCTAAGCCCGTCGGGTATTGGACGAGTACAGTTTAATAATACTTTATTTCCTAGGCTGGACAATGTTTACGACATTGGCACGCCCAGTTTGCGTTTCAATTCTATCTATTTAGGTATTGGCGGTATCAATACCACAGGTGGTATCACAACTACAGGTAATATCACAGCCGGTTATTTTATCGGTAATGGTAGTCAACTCACTGGCATTGTGGCTACTACTGGTAGTGAAGTTGTAAACGGCACAAGTAACATTCTCATACCCTCAGCAGGGTCAAACATTTTTGTCACAGTCAATGGCACTAGCAATGTTGTAACGTTTGCTAATACCGGTGCGTATGTTGCAGGCGAAGTCAGCGCAACAGGCAACATCTCTGGCAATTATATTTTAGGTAATGGTGCTTTATTAACTGGCATCAACATTGGGTACGGCAATAGTAATGTGGCGGCTTTCTTGCCCACATACACGGGCAATCTAGTTAGTCTAACAGGACCGGTCACAACCACTGCTAATGTCACCGGCGGCAACTTACGCACAGCCGGACAGATATCAGCCACTGGCAACATTACAGGTGGTAATGTCAACACCGGTAGATTGAACGCAGGTTACGTCACTGTTGGCACAACTATAAGTGCAATTGGTAATATCTCTACCAGCAGTTATTTTATTGGCGATGGTAGTTTACTCACAGGTATCAATGCCAACTATGGTAATGCCAATGTAGCAGCCTTCTTGCCCACATACACCGGTAACTTGGTCAGTCTAACAGGGCCAGTTACTACCACTGCCAATGTCACCGGTGGTAATTTACGAACATCGGGTACAATATTAGCCTCGGGCAATATTACTGCCGCTAATCTTGACACTGGAAAAGTTAATGCCAGCAACATTGCCGCAAGTGGCTCAGTATCAGCAGTGGCAAATATCTCTACCAGCGCATATTTCATCGGTGATGGTAGCCAACTCACAAATTTGCCCGTTGGCAATTATAGCAATGCCAATGTAGCAGCCTTCTTGCCCACATACACCGGTAGCATGTCAAGCATGACTGGCTTGTTGCGTACCACTGCCAATATCGTCGGTGGAAACATTTCTATCGTTGGCAACATCACCGGCGGCAATGTTGATACTGGTAGAGTCAATGCTGGTAATGTAACAGTAAGCGGACCAGTAAGTGCCACAGGCAATGTTACAACCAGCGCATATTTCATCGGTGATGGTAGCCAACTTACCAATCTTCCAGCAGGAAATTATAGCAATGCCAATGTAGCAGCCTTCTTGCCCACATACACCGGTAACTTGGTCAGTCTCACCGGGCCAGTCACAACCACATCCAACATTACCGGTGGCAATTTACTGACCGCAGGACAGATATCAGCCACAGGTAACATCACTGGCGGTAATGTTGATGCTGGCAGAGTCAATGCTAACACAGTCACAGTTAATACAACAATTTCTGCTGCCGGTAATATAACAGGCAACAATTTAATTGGTTCAACGGTTACAGGAACCACAGTCACAGCCATCGCCAATGTAGTTGGCGGCAATATCACAACCAGTGGTCAAGTGTCAGCCTCGGGCAATATTCGAGGTAGTAATTTAAATGCACCTGGCGGCAGTGTAACATCTTACATTGTTAGTGCTACTGGAACAATACAAGGTGGTAATTTTGTTACCACTGGATCAATCACTGCCACTGGCAACATCACAGGCGGTAATGTAGATACCGGTAATGTTCATGCCGGTAATATCAATGTTGATAGTATTGTATCGGCTATTGGCAATGTTTATGGCAATAATCTTATTGGCTCTTCGTTGTCAGTTACAGGTAATGTTTCAGCAGGCAATGTGGCTATCTCAGGTACATTTGGTGCCGCGTCTCTCAGCGCCAGTGGCAATATCACTGGTGGAAATCTACTCACAGCCGGAAATGTCACTGGCGGGTATTTCTTTGGTAATGGATCTCAACTGACTGGTATCACAGTCAGTGCCGGCACTTCAATCTTAAACGGCAACAGCAATGTTATTGTGGCTGCCAATGGTGCTATAACAATAAGTTCTGCAGGTGTAAGCAATGTTGCAACATTTGCCAACACTGGTGCGTATATCATTGGTGAAGTAAGTGCAACAGGCAATGTTACTGGCACGTACTTGCTTGGTAATGGCGCATTTATTACAGGTTTACCAGCCGGATACAGCAACGCTGATGTGGCCGCCTACTTGCCAACTTATACTGGTAACTTGGTCAGTCTGACTGGTCCTATAATAACAACCGCCAATATATCTGGCAACTACTTTATTGGTAATGGTAGTCAATTAACCGGAGTCACTGCGTCTGACGTGAGTGCTAGTGCCTTAACTGGTAACACACTAAGTTCAAATGTCTTGTACTCAAGTCTGACTCAAGTTGGTAATCTAGCCAATCTAAGTGTTACAGGCAATGTCACAAGTGGCAATATACTCACAGGCGGCGTGTTATCAGCAACTGGTAACGTAACCGGTAATTATATTCTTGGTAATGGTGCGTTACTAACTGGCGTTATCACCAGTGTTGCTAATATCAACAACGGAACATCAAATGTCACTGTGGTCAGTTCGGGTGGTAATGTCTCTGTTGGTGTAGGCGGTACAGGCAACGTAGCCGTATTTGCTACTACAGGTGCTTATGTAACTGGTGTATTGAGCGCAAGTAGTAACGTAACTGGTGGAAACTTACTTACAAGTGGATTGATAAGTTCAACTGGCACAGTCACTGGTTCTAGTTTGTTAGGATCGGTAGCATCTTTAAGTGGCAACGTTACAGGTGGCAATGTACTCACAGGTGGATTGATCTCTGCCACTGGCAATGCCACCGCTGGTAATCTATTAACTGGTGGCGTTGTTTCAGCAACTGGTAACATATCTGGCAACTATTTTATTGGTAACGGTAGTCAACTAACAGGTGTCGCGGCATCTAGTGTAAATGCCAATGCATTGATTGGTAACACACTAAGTTCAAACGTTTTATATTCAAGTCTAACACAAGTTGGTAACTTGGCCAACGTGAGTGTGGTTGGAAACACAGTTAGTGGTAATCTGCTTACAGGTGGTCTTGTATCATCTACTGGCAATATTGTTGGCGGCAATGTAAACATAACAGGCGGTACACTGGCATTTGCTAATGCCAATATTGTCCAGACCAATCCATCGGATCTAGCAATTACTGGTGCCTATCAGATTAGTGTAAAACCAGCAGGCGGATCTTATCAATGGACATTTAACAATGACGGCACTTTATCTGGACCAATAGGATTATCTACCACTGGATATCTAACAGCAACAGGCAATATTTTAGGCAACAATATTTTTGCTTCAGGATTTGCAAGTGTCACAGGCAATGTGATTGCCGGCAATGTTAACACCAGTAGCATTCGTCCTACTAGTGGTGCATTAACCATCAGCACTGCCTCGGGTAATTTAAATCTACAACCAGCCGGCAACATTGTATTAGCCAATACATTTATTAATAGCGTAGCATATCCAGAACAAGATACTGATGCCGCGACAAAATTATATGTTGACAATATGGTGTCAACGGGATTGTCGTTCCACTCACCAACGTATGCAGCCACCACAACTACATTGGCCGCAACTACAGGTGGTACCATCACGTATGCTCAACCCAATGGTGTGAGTAATGGTGTTGGTGCTTACCTAAGTACCACTGGATCATTTAATTTAATTGACACTGCCAACGTTCAAACAGTTGGTACACGTATCTTGGTCAAGAACGAAGGTAATGCAGTATACAATGGTGTGTATACCTGGAGCAATGCCACTGCTATTGTGCGTTCTACAGACGCTGACCAATATGGATCAAACAGTGCAGAACAATTAAGCCTAAACGACTACTTCTTTACCACAAACGGTAATGTCAATGCTGGTTCAGCGTTTGTTGTTAACGAACCAACAGGCACAATCACATTTGGCACAAGCAATATCTCTTTTGCTTTGTTCAGTCAAGCCACAACCTACACAGCCAACGTTGATGCCGGTCTAAGTCTAATAGGTACACAATTTAATGCTAAGGTTGATCAGAATACCACAGCATTCGACGGCGCCGGCAACATTATTGTCAAAGCCGGCGCTAACTTAACCACACCCAACATTGGTGCCGCAACTGGTACAAGCCTAAGTTTAACAGGCAATGTCAACAGCGGAAATGTAAACACCGGTGGATTGATCAGTTCAACTGGCAACATTACAGGTGGTAACTTACTCACCGGTGGTATATTATCAGCAACAGGTAATATTATAAGTGTTGCTAACATCACTGGCGGCAACATCTTAACAGGTGGGTTAGTATCAGCAACTGGTAATGTTTCTGGTAATTTCTTTATTGGTAACGGTAGTCAACTCACTGGAGTTATTGCATCCGGCGGTCAAGGTAACACAATCACTTTAGGAACCCCTACAGATGGTAGCCTAACAGTCAACGTTGCATATCCTGGGTGGACCACAGCAACTTTTGTTACAGATGGCTTAGATGATCTAAATCAAGTGTCATTGAACATTGCCAACAGCACATACGTGGGCAATGCTTATATCATCGCCAATGTTTATTCTGGACCTAGTCCATTAACGGTGGCATTCACCAGTTATTATATTGGTAATCCCAACAGTTTCTTGTGGCAATTTGGTGATGGCACAGCCAACGCCACCACAGCCAATGCCACTCACACATTTAGTAATGCTTCAGGCGGAACTTACACAGTAACCTTCACAGCCTACAACACCAACGGAACCTATAACGGCAATGCGGCCAATGGTGCCAAAGGTTCTACCAGTACTGCCAACATTTCGAATATTGTGTTGTACACTCCAAGTCCAATACCATCATTTACTCTGAGTAGCAACAGTTTCAATACTGGTAATATCATAACCATAACCAACACCAGTCAGTATGTGGTCTGGTATGATTTGAGTTTTGGCGACGGTACTGCTAACTTTACTGCTGGACCTGGCTTAGGCAATACATCGTTTACCAATGTGACTCATCAGTACAACTCTGTTTCAGCCAATGCAGACAGTTTGTACAGTGTGATATTGAGTGGAACCAGTAACACAGCCGGACCTAGTAATGTCACAGTTGTTTCGTCTGCCAGCAATGTCAAAGTTTATGCACCACAAACTGGTAATGTGTTTGTCACTGCCAACAGAGCCAACGTGATCAACGGCCTGGGGGTGATAAGTTTCCGCAACGACTCAAATGGCACGCCAGGGAACACAGCCAGTTTTGGCGCACAACAATTGTATAACTTTAACTACGGTGATGGCAATGTTGGTAACGTCAACGTAGGCACAGGCATTGCAGGTAACCCAAGTGCTGCCAATGTCACTAACACGTTTGCACTAAGTGCTGCCAACCAGGCTGCCAATGCATATCAACAGTTCACTGCCAACTTGTTCTTGTACACTGGCTACAGTTCCAGTCCAGCCAAGAGTGGCAACATCACTATCACAGTTGAACCACAGACTCGTGCCAACTATATTGGAACCACTGCCAACGTCGTAACAGATGCCACTGCCAACACAGGCAATGCCAGAGTGGGATACCTGTATACTGACTACAACAGTTCCAATCGATCGACCTTTACCTTCCAGAACACCAGTCAAAACAGCAACTTGGCCAACTGGTCCTGGGGCGACAGTACATTCAGCAATGGTGTATCAAATGTGGCCAACACACTTCATACCTACAACAGCACCGGTGCTTTCACAGTGTCTCTCACAGCCAATGGTACACCCAATGGTATAACCAGTACAGCACAAAGCAATACAATCTCTAATGTTGGCTATATCTTTATTGCCAGTAACCCCACAGCACCCACAAACCTCAGTGGCTTCTCCAACTTGGCCATTGTTAACACCAGCGAAGGTACCAGTCCGTTATTGGCAGCCGGCGCAAGAGACGCATCGGGTGGTAACATTGTGGCCAATGGCACAAGCGTCACACGTTTTGCAACCACAACAACAATTGCTACCGCAGGTAATATTGTAAACGCCAACACAGGAATAAGTTCAAGTCAGTTGACTGCCAACTTGTTTGCCTATGTCAACAATGCCAATGCTGGCAACGTGACATTTAGCAATGTGAGTAACACCGTTGGAACATCTGGGGCCTTGGTTATAACGCAAGACCGAGACTTGCACGTGGCCAATGCCGCGGTGCCAAGTTATTTCTACAAAGTATTCAATGCCAATATCAGTTGTGCTTTGAGCAGTTTGGGCACAGGATACAACAACTACAAATTGGTAGACTCGGTGACAGGCAACACCAACTATGTGGGATTTGTCAAGGACAATTTGAATTCATCACCCAGCCTAGTCACTGCCAACACAGCAGTAGTTGAAGCCACAGCAGGAACCTACAGATATATTTCAGGCATTCCTTACTACAACACAGGATCGCCTACAATTACCATTGCCAATTTAGAAGTGGCAAACTTGTCTGGGCAAACATTTAGAAGTGCTGACCCGTTTATTTTGGCCAGCGGAACAGTATTAGAAGGATCAGGCGCATTGGTATCTGCAACACAGACCAAAGCACTCAGCACAATCAACAATGCCGCCAGCAGTTTCCTGACAGGTTCAAACTTGAATGCCAATGTGGGTGTTGCTTCAAACTACACACTTGGCAACATGACCGGTAACTTAACAGGTGCCAACAACGTAGTGGCCACGTTGCAAGCCAATATATTCAACGTGATAGGAACCAGTACCACAGTACAATTACCTGCTAACATACAGATGTATGCTGGTGCAAACTCTGGCATAAATGAACAGGCCATTGTGGCCAATGTGGCATCTAACACACAGGTGGCCTTACGAGTGGTAATGAGCACCGCAGGTAACACTCCTGTGTTTGCCAACAGCATAAACTACTATACATCTAATGCCTGGTCTGGGGCACAAACCATTGCTAACACGCCCGAAGCAGTTGTGCGGTATGGGGTACTCCAACGATATGCAGTTGACTTGAGCACAGGATATTTGCCAGTGGGACCGAACTTGTCAATCAGTGGCAATCGTACCAGCACACAGTACTTTACTTTTGCATTTGCAAGACCAAGTCTGGCCAACTTTGACATTAGATTGACCACAACCACAGGCGTTGCAGGTGTTTGGCTTGCGGCGCCAGGAACCACAATTGACTCCGGCGGATTCTCATCGCCTACTCCGGGATTCCCAGGGCCCACCAGTACCATCAACGGATGGCTGGAAGCATTCACTCAATATGCTGGATCAGGAGTTCCTGGTGCGGCAATAGCAACTGGTGGCAACGGTTCAAACGGATGTGCCTTGACCGGTGCGGACGTGATACCGTTAAATACAGCAATAGCCAACGTAGCATACACAATGACCCTAGGATCTCAAAACGCCGCCAACAGTACTGGAACCAACATTTTAATTAGAATTGCCTTGGCATCTGGACAGTCCATTACAGCACTATCAATAGGAGTAGCAACTTAATGGCTGCCTCGTTCAACGAATCGCAAAAAATTGACTACCTTTGGAAAAAGGTCGGCTACGGTGTAACCAAAACGGCCGAGCCTGCTTCCAAAGAAGCCTTCAACGAAAGCATACCCAGTCCACTGCTGTATCGTGGCGACCTTATTTGGACACAGAGTGGAGACATACCTGCCCTACCACCTGCCAATACCACATCACTGGTACAGGTATACAAAGATGGTGGCGGCGCTGGATACAGTCCCACAATACAATGTACTGAAGATCTAACAGCACCTGACAATCAAACCTGGAAAACCAATTTAACCAATTGGATACCCACACAGTTCGGTGACAACTACCTGGTACAAGTGTATGCTGGCGCCCCAGGGTTAAGTACTCCCCAAACGACAGGTACCAAGTTATTCGGTGCCGGTTCCGGTAGTGATGACACCTGGTTCTTTGACTATCAGTCTGGGGTACTAAACTTCAATGGCGCAACCATACCAACTCCTATTGGTACCGGAACAGGCAACACAATCTACGTTGTGGGTTACAGGTACGTTGGTGAGTTTGGTGTAGACACTACGTTTATCAGCAATGGTACCAGTAATGTAACTATTGCCACAGCCAATGCCAACATCACCATGGGGGTCAATGGCACAGGCAATGTGATAGTTGTGGCCAACACAGGTGCATACGTTTCGGGAGCAGTCAGTGCCAGTGGCAATATCACTGGCGGTAACATACTTTCAAACAATTACTATTACGCCAATGGTCTGCCAGTTCCTCCAGGAGTAGTATATACTGCCAACACAGCACCCCCAGTCAGTCCAGCACCCAAAGTAACTGACCAGTGGTATGATACAGCCAATGATGTTTTATATGAATTTCTAAATGACGGTACAAGCAACTACTGGGTAGATACTACTAGCCCTGCCTTTGCAGGCGGAGTAGTTGCCAACGTAGCAATTTCAGGCACCTTGGTACCAGTTGCAAATGTTACCTATGATATTGGTACCAGCACAGTATATTTCCGCAACACCTACACACAGAATCTCTATACCAACAATAGATTGCCCGCATCTAATATGCCCTTGGGTGCTGTGGTACAAACAGTAATGAGTTCAAGCCTGGGCGGTAGTACAACAAACAGCACTAGTTATGCTGATATCAGTTATGCAAACGTGACAATTACACCATCAAGTTCAACCAGCAAAGTTCTTATCATAGCCACTGGTACCAGTGAATTTACTGCTGTATCAGGGTTTGGTGTTACTTCTTATACTCAATTGGTTAGAGGCGCTAGTACAAGTTTGCAAGTTCAAAATACCGGAACATCAGGCACAGGCGGCACAGATGCAGGCGCAACAGGTGCAGTATCTTACAGTTACATGGATGCACCAGGCACCACAAGCCCTATGACTTATAAATTACAGCAAAAAATATCTACGGCCAGCAGTACACTTACCAGTACAAATATCTGGCTGATAGCCATGGAGATTGCCGCATCATGATAACATTGTTTCACGCCATTCAAAGTCTAGTACCTGGTGCAGAAGTCAGTGTGGGCACATTTGATCAAAAAATAGAGTGGCACAAACCCGAAGCGGCTCCGGTAACCCTAGAACAAATACAGGCAGAACAACAGCGTTTGCAACAAGCCTATGACTGGAACGAATATCAAAGAAATCGTGCTAGAGAATATCCTAGCATTCAAGAACAACTGGATGCCCTATACCACGCTGGAGTGTTTCCTCCAGCAATGGCAGCCAGAATACGGGCAGTAAAAGAAAAATATCCACGTTACTCGCCGGACCATACACAAACTGCAGAGCAAACTGCAACAACCATGACAGTCGACGAATGGTTGGCAGAACAAACAAAAATGCCCGCTGAACAATGGCTGGAACAACAGCAGTCAACAACCCACATGACCCGAGAAGAATGGTTAGCATCTCAAGCCCAGGTCAGAACAGCACAAGACACACAACCGGTGCATAACGCCACTCGTACAATGACCTCTGAAGAGTGGTTACGAGAGCAAGCATCTTTAGAAAGTGGTCAAAAAATGACCCGCGAGCAGTGGTTAGAACAGCAAAAAACCGTTGTACAACCGCCGCAAATGACCCGAGAGCAATGGTTAGCAGAGCAAGCAAAGATAAAGTAATTAACAAATGTGTCAAAGTAAAATTTTTAGTTTGGCATAAGTAACACATAGCAGGAGCCAATTCATATGTCATTTCCAACGTCGCCCACAAATGGACAAGTAACCGTAGTAAACCAGGTATCATACCAGTATTCTAGTGCCACTAACTCGTGGACTAGAATTTTATCAACAGCCAACGTTATCACAGCCAACACAATTGCTGTAAACGGTGCGCTCACAGTAGGTACTACGATTAGTGCTACTGGTAACATCACTGGCGATTATTTCATTGGTAATGGCTCGCAACTAACTGGCTTGGCAGCCGGAACTGCCAACTCAGCATTGGCACTGATCAACGGCACCACAAATCTTACAACAGCGACCAGTGGCAACGCCAATTTGACCATTGGCGGAACATCAAACGTAGTTGTTTGGGCAACTTCTGGGCAATATGTAACTGGCTTAATTAGTGCAAGTGGCACTGTCACTGGCGGCAATTTGGCCACTGGCGGAACTGCAAGTGCAGGCGGAAATGTAACTGGTGCTAATTTGTTGACAGGTGGTCTTGTTAGCGCCACCAGTACAGTAACTGGCTCCACATTGATTGGTTCGGTTGTAACTGCTAGTGGCAACGTCACAGGCGGCAACGTCTTAACTGGTGGATTAATTAGTGCTACAAGTACAATCACAGGTGGTAACCTATTAACTGGTGGATTAATCAGTTCGACTGGTAACATCACTGGCGGCAATGTAGGTGCTACCAATTTAAGTTTATCAGGCAATGTACTAAGCACATTAAATCTAGATGGCGCTTTGATTTCTACCAACAGTATAAGCACCACTAGCACGGTATCGGCCACAGCCAACGTAACTGGTGGAAACCTGCTCACAGGTGGATTGATTTCAGCCACTTCAACAATCACTAGTGCCGCCAACATCTCTGGCGGTAACGTCTTAACTGGTGGTTTAGTTTCAGCAACTGGTACAGTTACTGGTTCAACCCTGATTGGTTCGGTAGTAACTGCAAGCGGCAACATCACCGGTGGCAATGTCTTAACTGGTGGATTGATCAGTGCTACTGCTAATATAACCGGTGGTAACTTGGTCAGTAGCGGACAAATCAGTGCCGCTGGTAACGTTGACATTGGTACCAATTACTATTTTGGTAACGGAGCATTTTTGACTGGGGTAATTACCTCAGTAGCCAATATCAACAATGGTACATCAAATGTCAGCATCTATGCGGCCAATGCCAATGTAGCAGTCAGTGTGGGTGGCACATCAAACGTGGCAGTATTTGCTACCACAGGCGAATACATCACTGGTGTATTAAGTGCTAGTGGTAATGTAACAGGTGGAAACGTACTCACAGGCGGATTGATATCTGCAACATCAACTATCACTAGTGCCGCTAACATCACAGGTGGCAATGTATTAACAGGTGGTTTAGTTTCAGCAACTGGTACAGTTACTGGTTCTACATTAATTGGTTCGGTTGTCACAGCAAGTGGTAACGTTACTGGTGGAAACGTACTCACAGGTGGTCTAATATCAGCCACATCAACTATCACAAGTTCAGCCAACATTGACGGTGGCAACTTACTCACAGGTGGCTTACTTTCAGCAACTGGTACAGTAACTGGTTCAACGTTAATCGGCTCAGTTGTCACAGCAAGTGGCAACGTAACAGGTGGAAACGTACTCACAGGTGGATTAATTTCAGCAACTAGTACAATTACTAGTGGTGCAAATATCACTGGTGGTAATTTGTTGACAGGTGGCCTGGTATCGGCCACAGCAAACATAACTGGTGGCAACATCTTGACCGCTGGAGTAGTAAGTGCTACTGGCAACGCTACATTTGGAAATATCAGTACTTCAGGATCTGGCGGCAACATCAGTGGTGCCAACGTAATTTCTAGTACTACACTTAGTGCTAGTGCCAACGTCGTTGGTGGCAACATCACAACAGGTGGATTAGTTACTGCTTCAGGTAACATCACAGGTGGTAATATATTAACTGCTGGACAGATAAGTGCTACAGGTAACATTACAGCATCTACAAGTTCGTTCTTCATTGGTAACGGATCACAACTGACAGGTGTTACTGCTACATCAGCAGGTTTCCCAATCACAGCAGGAACTTCAAATATTGCGGGTGCTACTAACGGTAACATTGGTATCACCATAGGTGGTGCAAGCAATGTGGGACTTTTCACTGGTGCAGGTCTACTGGTAACTGGTTTAATCAGTGCCAACGGCAATGTAACTGGCGGCAACCTAACCACTGGTGGTTTGTTATCAGCAACAGGTACAGTACAAGGCTCAACATTAATTGGTTCAGTGGTCACAGCAAGTGGTAACGTCACAGGCGGTAATGTACTCACAGGCGGATTGATATCTGCAACATCAACTATCACTAGTGCCGCTAACATCACTGGTGGTAATATCTTAACTGGTGGTTTAGTATCGGCTGGTGCCAACATAACTGGTGCCAATTTGTTAACAGGTGGTCTAATATCAGCCACATCAACTATCACAAGTTCAGCCACTATCACAGGTGGCAACTTGGCCACAGGCGGTTTTGCAAGTGCCACAGGCAACGTAACTGGTGGTAATATCAACACTGGCGGATTGGTCACAGCAGGTGGTAACATAACTGGTGGTAATATTTCTACATCCGGTGTGGTAACTGCCGCAGGCAATGTGTTTGGTAACAATATTTTTGCCACAACATCTTTTAGCACAGCAGGTAATGTAATTGCCGCTAACGTTAATACCAGTGCAATTCGACCCACAAGTGGTGCGTTGACAGTTAGTACTGCCTCAGGCGATATAAACTTAAATCCTGCTGGTAACATTGTGCTGGCAACTGGTAACACCTACATCAACAACGTGGCTCAGCCGGTACAAGATCAAGACGCGGCAACAAAACTTTATGTTGATAACTTGGCTTCAACTGGTATCACTTATCACGAACCAGTGTATGCAGCCACCAACACCACATTGGCCACAGCCACTGGTGGTACAATCACTTATGCACAACCCAATGGAGCATCAAATGGTATTGGTGCTTACCTAAGTACTACTGGATCATTCAACTTGATCGACACTGCCAACGTTCAAACAGTTGGCACACGTATTTTGGTTAAAGATCAAGCCAATGCTGTGCAAAACGGTGTTTATGTTTGGTCCAACGCCACTGCTATTGTACGTTCAACAGACACTGACCAGTATGGTGCAAACAGCGTAGAAGAAATCAGTTTAAACGACTACTTCTTTACCACAAACGGTAATGTCAATGCTGGCACTGCGTTTATCGTCAATGCTCCTGCAGGTACTATCACGTTTGGTACTAGTAATATTACATTTGCTGTGTTCAGCCAGAGTCCAATTTACTCGGCCAACACCGCAGCCGGTCTGAGTCTGACTGGTACGGTATTTTCAGCCAAGACAGATGGCATCACAACAGCATTTGATGGTGGCGGTAACATTATTGTCAAAGCAAGTGCTAACCTTACAACACCAAACATTGGTGCGGCAACTGGTACAAGTCTAAACGTCACAGCCAATGTTGACGCAGGTAACTTGCAGACAGGCGGATTAGTAAGTGCTACAGGTAACGTAACTGGTGGTAACATCACAACAGGTGGATTGATTAGTGCTACTTCAACAATCACCAGCACCGCTAATATCTCAGGTGGTAACCTGCTCACAGGCGGATTGATTAGTTCAACTGGTACAGTTACTGGTTCTACATTGATTGGTACTGTAGTAACTGCAAGTGGTAACGTAACTGGTGGTAATGTCTTAACAGGTGGATTAATCTCTGCCACTAGTACAATCACAAGTTCAGCCAACATCACTGGTGGTAATGTTTTAACAGGTGGTTTAGTATCGGCCACAGCCAATATTACTGGTGGTAACTTGTTAACAGGTGGCTTAATCAGTTCTACTGGTACAGTCACTGGTTCAACCCTGATTGGTTCAGTAGTAACTGCAAGTGGTAATGTAACTGGTGGAAACGTATTAACTGGTGGATTAATTTCTGCAACCAGTACAGTCACTGGCTCTACATTGATTGGTTCGGTTGTCACAGCAAGTGGTAACGTAACTGGTGGTAACATTTTAACTGCTGGGCAGATAAGTGCTACAGGTAATATTACTGCACAAACAGGATCATTCTTCATTGGTAACGGATCACAGTTAACTGGTGTTACTGCTACTAGTGCTGGTTTCCCAATCACAGCAGGCAACAGTAATATTGCTGGTGTGACTGACGGCAATATCTCAGTCACAGTTGGCGGAAATGCCAACGTAGCAGTATTTGCCACAACTGGTGAATATATCACAGGTGTATTGAGTGCAAGTGGTACGGTCACTGGTGGCAACTTGGCCACAGGTGGAACTGCAAGTGCAGGCGGAAACGTAACCGGTGCAAACCTATTAACCGGCGGATTAATTTCAGCAACTGGTACAGTTACCGGTTCTACTTTGATTGGTTCAGTGGTCACAGCAAGTGGTAACGTAACTGGTGGTAATGTCTTAACAGGTGGATTAATCTCTGCCACTAGTACAATCACAAGTTCAGCCAACATCACTGGTGGTAATGTTTTAACAGGTGGCCTAATTAGTGCTACTAGTACAATTACTGGTTCAACCCTGATTGGTTCAGTAGTAACTGCAAGTGGTAATGTAACTGGTGGTAATGTATTGACAGGTGGATTGATATCCGCCACAAGCACAATCACTAGTGCAGCCAACATCACAGGCGGCAACGTATTAACAGGTGGCTTAGTTTCTGCAACCGGTACAGTAACTGGCTCTACTTTAATTGGTTCAGTTGTCACCGCAAGTGGCAATGTCACTGGTGGAAACGTACTCACAGGTGGATTAATATCTGCAACAGCCAACATTACAGGTGGTAACTTGGTTAGTAGCGGACAAATTAGTGCCGCTGGTAACGTTGACATTGGTACCAATTACTATTTTGGTAACGGTGCATTCTTAACTGGTGTTATCACAAGTGTGGCCAATATTAATAATGGCACATCAAATGTCAGTATCTATGCGGCCAATGCTAACGTAGCGGTCAGCGTAGGTGGAACATCAAACGTGGCAGTATTTGCCACCACAGGTGAATATATTAATGGATTATTGAGTGCTAGTGGCAATGTCACTGGTGGCAACATCCTAACAGGTGGATTAATATCCGCTACTAGTACAATCACAAGTAGTGCCAACATAACTGGTGGCAACTTGTTAACAGGTGGATTGATTAGTTCAACTGGTACAGTTACTGGTTCAACTTTAATTGGTTCAGTTGTCACAGCAAGTGGTAACGTAACTGGCGGCAACTTGTTAACAGGCGGCCTAATTAGTGCTACATCAACTATTACAAGTAGTGCTAACATCTCCGGTGGCAACTTGTTAACAGGTGGATTGATTAGTTCAACTGGCACAGTCACTGGCTCGAGTTTCTTGGGTAGTGTGGTTAGTGTAACAGCCAACATCACCGGCGGAAATATTGCTTCAACTGGTTTGATCAGTACCTCAGGTAACCTTGCTGGTGGCAACATACTGAGCAACAACTATTACTATGCTAATGGTCAGGCTATTGTGTTTGGCGTAAACTACACAGCAGCCACTACACCTCCTTCTAGCCCTGCTAACGGATGGCAATGGTATAATACTACAACTGACGTATTGTATGAATATCTCAGCGACAGTGTCAGTCAATACTGGGTTGACATAACAAGTCCGGCATTTGCTGCCGGCGTGGTTGCCAACATAGCAATCTCGGGTAGCATGTTGGTCAACGCTAATGCCGCATACGACATCGGTAGTTCAAGTCAGACATTTGCTAATGTGTATGCTCAGAACTACTATGGTAACGGTGCCTCATTAAGCGGTATTATTACTTCAGTAAGCAACATCAACAACGGCACATCAAACGTTACCATTGTGAGTGCAAATGGTAACATCACAACCAGCGTGGCTGGCACATCAAACGTTGGTGTATGGTACAACGGTGGTTTGAGCATTACTGGTGATTTGAGTGTGTCAGGCAATGCCACACTAAGCGGTAACATTCTGGGCGATAGAATCCAGAACGGTACAACACTGATTGACATTCAAACGCCAAACGGCAATGCCAACATCACAATTGGTGGCACAAGTAACACAGCCGTGTTTAGTACAACTGCATTGACTTTGGCAACCAACTTGTTGCCAAGTGCCAACATCACATATGATTTGGGTTCAACAACTCAGCGTTGGAAAGACTTGTGGTTGAGCAACAGCACAATTTATTTAGGCAACGCTCAGATCAGTGCCAACGCCACAGCAATTGTACTGACCAACCCAGCAGGTGGAACCACAGTATTGGCTGGTGCAACCGCAACATCCAGTGTGGCCGGTAACGTCACTGGTGGCAACATCATCACAGGCGGATTGATCACAGCAACTGGTAATGTTGCAGGCAATTATTTTATTGGTAATGGTAGCGCACTTACAGGCATTGATGCTACAAGTATTCAAAGCGGTACGTCAAACGTCAAAGTTGTAAGTTCAGGTGGCAATGCTACAATCAACATTGGCGGAACAAGCAATGTGGCAGTATTTGCCACCACAGGCGAATATATCACTGGTGTGTTAAGTGCAAGTGGTAACGTAACTGGTAGTAACTTATTGACAGGTGGATTGATATCAGCAACTGGCAACATTACTGGTGGCAATTTGTCAGGTACTAACATTGTTGGTACATTGACCACTGCCGCACAAACTAATATTACATCAGTTGGTACTTTGGGTTCATTGGCTGTAACAGCCAACGTCACAGGTGGTAACATCCTAACAGGTGGATTGATATCAGCAACTGGCGCAATCCAAGTTGGTGGAGACATGAGCCTGATAGGTAACATTGTTGATACTGGTACATTGTGGGTCAACACCAGCAGTAACGGCAACATCAACTTGAACCCTAACGGCTCAGGACAAACCAATATACCGGTTGGTATACTCAGTGTCACAGGCAACGTAATTGGTGGTAACATCCTAACAAGTGGATTGATTAGTGCTACTGGTGCTATTACAGTCAATTCTGGTGCTGGTGCAACAGCCATTGTGAATGGTGCTGGTAACGCGGTTGGTAACATTGGTAGTTCCAGTGTTTACTTCAACAGATTGTTTGCTCAAGCAACCACAGCACTCTATGCTGACTTGGCAGAAAACTATTTGGGCGATGCTGATTACGCTTCGGGTACAGTTTTGGATTTTGGCGGCACACAAGAAGTCACCATAAGTACTGTAGATTCCAGCAAGCGGGTTGCTGGTGTGGTTTCAACTAATCCGGCTCATTTGATGAACGCAGGAGTCGTTGGTGAACATGTGGTTACGGTGGCATTGATTGGTCGTGTACCAGTTAGTGTAACAGGCACAGTACGCAAAGGCGACTTGATGGTCAGTGCTGGAGACGGCACAGCCAGAGCAGTTACAATTGCAAGTCCAAAAGTAGGTACTATAATTGGTAAATCACTAGAAGACTTCGACGGCGACAAAGGCACAATTGAAATCGTGATTGGCAAGCATTAAAAGGATAGCGGATGGCCTTTCCAACGTCGCCGACGAACGGGCAAACAGTAGTTGTTAACAACGTTTCATATCAGTACTCGAACGTTAGCAACTCCTGGACCCGCATACTCTCAACGGCCAATATCATCACGGCCAACACGCTTGTTTCCAACGGCTATATCAGCGCAGCCGGCAACATATTAACAGGCAATTATTTTATTGGTAACGGTGCGTTACTGACCGGAATTACTTTAAATCCTGGCAACATCGCTAATGGCACAAGTAATATAAAAATAGTAAGTTCTGGCGGCAATGCCACAGTAAACATTGGTGGTACAAGCAACGTGGCAGTGTTTGCTACCACAGGTGAATATGTTACTGGTATCGTAAGTGCCAGCGGTAACATTATATCAGCAGCCAACATAACCGGTGGCAATCTCTTAACAGGCGGTGCAATCAGCGCCACAGGAACACTCAGCGTAACTGGAACCACAACACTAGGCACAGCCAGTACAGGAAACTTATCAGCAGGCAACGTGACCACAGGCGGATTAATCAGTGCCGCAGGCAATATCACTGGTGGTAATTTGTCAGGAACAAGTATTGCTGGTACACTGACCACAGCCTCTCAAACTAATATCACAAGCGTTGGCACATTGGGCTCATTGGCCGTTACCGCCAACGTAACTGGTGGTAATTTGTTGACAGGAGGTCTGATAAGTGCTACATCAACAGTCACTGGTTCAAGCATACTTGGCTCAGTTGTCACAGCAACCGGTAACGTCACAGGCGGTAATTTACTAACCGGTGGATTAATCAGTGCTACTTCAACAATTACAGGTTCGAGTCTGCTTGGTACTGTAGCCTCACTAAGTGGTAACATTACTGGTGGTAACGTACTATTTGGTTCGGGTATTGTTTCAGGAACTGGCAATATATATGGTGGTAACATTTCTGGAACCATTATAGCCAGTTCATTCTCCACCTCTGGTAACATAACCGGTGGCAATATTTTAACTGGCGGCCTAGTGAGTGCAACTGGTAACGTAACTGGTAATTATATTTTAGGCAATGGCGCATTACTAACCGGTGTTATTACCAGCGTAGCCAACATCAATAATGGCACCAGTAATGTAACTGTTGTGAGTTCTGGTGGCAACGTCACTGTTGGCGTTGGCGGAACAAGCAACGTGGCAGTGTTTGCTACCTCAGGTGAATATGTAACAGGCGTAGTAAGCGCAAGTGGTAACGTAACTGGCGGTAATTTACTTACAGGTGGGCTAGTAAGTGCCGCAGGTACTATTACTGGCACCAGTCACTTAGGTTCAGTGGTATCTGTTACTGCCAACGTAACTGGTGGTAATGTTTTAACCGCCGGCGTAGTGTCAGCAACGGGCAACGTCACAGGCAACTACTTCATTGGTAATGGTAGCCAATTAACGGGTATTTCGGCCACGTCTATCGCAAACGGCACAAGTAATGTAAGTGTAGTTAGTTCGGGTGGAAATGTCACTGTTGGTGTTAATGGATATAGCAATGTTGCAGTTTTTGGAACTAATACACTAAGTTTGAGTGGCCCTTTTGCTACTCCTAAGACAATCGACAGCAACGTACTAGTAGCAAATGCTGTTAATGCAATACTAGTTAGCCCAGTAACTGTGGGTGCGTTGGGCAATATTTTTGTCCCTAATGATGCAACATTAACAATTTTTACTCCGGCTTAGCAATAAATATAGCATGAAAAGGACAAGAGAATGGCAATCACACTAGACGGCACAACTGGCATATCAGTATCGGGTAATATAACAGCGGCCGGAACACTAACTGTTGGCACTTTTGTTCCAACGGTACTTAGTGCTACAGGTAACATAGTTGGGGGCAACTTGCTAACTGGCGGATTGATATCCGCAGCCGCCAACGTAACTGCTCCTTATTTTATTGGTAATGGCGCGGCATTGACCGGACTCAGTGCCAGCAAAATTTACAACGGCACAAGTGAAGCCAACATTGGCACATCAGGTGGCAATGCCAACATCACCATTGGTGGAACATCAAACGTAGTAGTTGTGGCCACAACTGGTGCGTATGTAACCGGCATTGTTAGTGCCACAGGCAACGTAACTGCTCCTTATTTTATTGGTAATGGCTCACAGTTAACTGGGTTACCAGCAAGTTATGGCAACGCCAACGTGGTGGCTAATTTGGCCGCTTTGGGATCAAACCCAGTGTCCACAACAGGTAACGTAACTGGTGGCAACTTTTTAACAGGTGGACTGATCAGTGCGGCTAGTACAGTAACTGGCACAAGTCACTTGGGCTCAGTTGTTTCTGTTACTGCCAACATAACTGGTGGTAATCTACTTACGGGTGGATTGATATCAGCCGCCGCCAACGTAAG